TCACCGTGAAGAATTGGGCTTACCAGCTCGAAAGTATTGTTGCCGTGAAGGCTTGCGTCTGTTACCAGTTTCCAATGGTCAGCGTGATCGGTGTGGTTGTAGCCCTCTACCTGTACCCTGATGCCAGCAGCAGTAAGCTCGCGTGCAAGGCGTTCACGTGTGCAGTTGTAAGCCTCTATCTCAACACCGAAGTTTCGGTTGAAGGTGTAGTCGAGCTGGGGAAGAACCGTAGCTGTAGCCTGTGCTGCCGTAGTAGTCAATCCCTGCATCATGCGCTTGTAGACATTCTGTACAAAGCCGTAGTTGCCACCAGCTGCAAGGTCGGCTACCTGTCTGCGTGTAAGTCCGAGGGCAAGAAGTTTCTGAATCTTGGAAGTCTTTGTTCCGTTCTCGTTGAGAATGCTTTGAATTTGCTCGTTCATAATCTTTGTTTTTTAATTGTTCCTTGTTTCTAATTGTACTGCTAAGGTAACACTATAAAGAGGAACGTGCAAGTAGTATTGGCTTTATAATCAGAGGTTTAGAAGTAATTATCTAATGATAAAAGATGATACAAAAAAGGGGCTCGTCGCATCACTGCGAAAGCCCCGTCATCCTAAACAATCTATTAACCTAAATAACTAAAAAACCTATGAGAACATTTATTTAACTAACTGGTAATATCGTGCGTAAGTGAGCCGTGTGTGTGGATTACGGCTGATGATGTCCATGCGCACCTGCTTGCAGCCGAAGCGGAAGAAGAGGAAACGCTTGGGTATGCGGTGGACGATGATGTCGAGCGTGTCGGTGGAAGATACCGAGCCACGGAACAGGCTGTCGGACACACAACCGGATAACGACATCCAAGAATCGTGCCAAGAGAAGCATACCAGGCTATCGGGACGATGCAAACTGTCGGTAGATACTGTGGCGGTGGCGGTGGTGTGCCAAACTGGTGCGGTAATGTCGGCTGCGGTGGTAGTGGCAGCGGTGGCAGCCTCGGAGATACGTGAGGGCTTGATGCCTACCTGACGGGCCACCTTTGCCAAGGTGTCTCCGCTTTCCTTGAACTCCGACGGACGGAGGGTGAGGGCAGGAGTAGAGGCATGGCTGTTGCCTGTACCTGTTTCGCTGATTTCTACCACGCCGTTGTGGAGCAGAATACTTTGGTTCTGCTTGATGCGGTCGCGGTCGGCTGCCGTGTCGAGATAGAGACAAATGAAGAACACCAGGGCAGCGATGAGTACCAGGAACGCACCGCAAATAGCATAGATAATCGCAATTCTCTTTTCCATAGTCTATTGACACATTTTACGAACAGAGGCTATCAAGGAGAGCATCTGACGAAGATAGTCGGGAGAGGTGGCATACTTGCTGCCACGATTATCGCAGATGCGACGGGCGAATTCCTCGGCATCGTGGCGGTATGGCCACGCATCGGCAAAGCCCGGCTTCTGAAGGAGACGAGAATGCTCGGCAAGGCAGTCGGCAATGGAGTCGAAGTCCTTAAAGAGGCGGTAGACGGTGTAATACCAACGATTACCAGTCTTGCACTTGCATACGGACACGACACGTTCGGGAGCCGTGAAGGTGCGAGAGGGTGTATTGAAATACTCGTGGGTAAGGATGAGAACGGTCTTGCCCGTCCAGTTACTGCCCTTGGTAATGCCAAAGAGATTGTATTTGCCCACACGGGATTTTCCCCAGCCACTCTCAAGGATAGCCTGGGCGGTAACGAACTCGGGGGCGATGTCGGTGGCTTGCTGCGCTGCCACATAGATGTTGCGTGCAAAGGCACGCTGTGCTTCTGTAGCCATAATCAGTCTTTTTTGATGTATTCGCCCTTATCATTGAAGTCCTTTAGACGGCGGACGAATGAGGTTGGAAATATAGGATAGATGGCTTGAATGTTCTCAATGCAAGAGAAACACTCGCGCACCATCATAAACACGCAAAGATAGGTTCCTATCCACTGGGTAGCACCGACAACGCTGCCATTCACCTTGAAATTGGCAAGCACGTTTGAAAGGATGAGCAGAAGAATGTAGATGGCAATCTTCTTGCTGAACTTACCGAAGAATGCCTCGCTGGAGGCATCTTTGTGGAGGAAGTGCTTCCACACGCTGAGAATAGTGTCGATGATGATGGCGACGCCTATCCACTTGGCAAACTCCCAGTCCTGGAAGAGGTATTGGGAAAGGTCGGTTACCACGGTGAGTGGCACAGAGACGATTGATATCATTGGTAATCTTTTCATTATTGTCGGGGCTTTAATTGTGATACAAAATTACGTTACTGCATCCGCTTGGCAAAGGACCGACTGAGGTGGTGGGTGCCGAGCGCATCGGGGCTGATGCAGGAGAGCATAAGCGTCCATCCGACGGAGGAGAGTTCCGTGGCGACAAAGGGAATTATCTCCGCCTTATCGAGTTCGCCACGTGAGAGCCACTCGATATTGCCCTGCTCCGCATCGGCAAGCATCCAGGCGTGAACCCTTGAGAGCAGACGAAGTGTAGCGTCGGAGGCAAGCATATATTCGGCAGCGTCGGCACGGTTGGTCATCTTGTTGGCTACGGTGATAGCGATGCGCTGGGTGATCTGATAGGAGTTGCGCCCGTCGGCAAGCATATTCAGTTCGCCGTAATCAACGAAAAGGAACGAACCTGCCAGTTTATCGATGCGCTGCTTCAGTTCGTCAAACGACTGCCCATAGACATAGTTGGCAATTTCAGGGATGCGCGACATATCGGGAAGATTGTCAAGAGCTTCAGCAAGTTCGTTATACCCCGGGAAGTCGCTCGACCCATTGGTGAGTATGGCACGGATACCCTCCTTGGATGGGTATTGTGCGAAATAGAGGAACTGGTCTTTAATCATAATATCTTATCGATTACGGAAATGGGCAAGCCCACCTCCTCACTGATTTTCAACTTATCCCATCCAAAGCCCTTCATATCGTGGACGGCATCGATGGTCTTCTTGCGCAGCACCTTCAGATAGGTAAGCACGTTCATCTGCTCTATCTGACGAGCATCGCCAAGCCCCTCTTTGGAGAGGTCGTAGAGCGCATCGGAGGCATCGGTAGTGATGGGATGTTTGGGCTTTTTGACGAACTTCGACAAAAGAGAGAATGAAGTCTTACTAAAGAGATAGTTGTTAAACGCCTGAAAATTAAACGATATAGCCGTAAGTATTTCGACTGGTAGTTTGACGAACTCCTTTGCCATTTCGTGGGCAAGCTCGGAATGGTACTCCTTTTCGGGATAGTAGAGAATGGCAGCGAGGAGCGGAAGCGACTCGTCGCCCTGCTCGATGAGTTCCTGTGCCTCGACATACTGAAGGGCTGTGAGCGAGCAGGTGAGCATTCCGTAGCCTGTCTCAATCTTGTAGCCTTGATAACGATGCTCGCCAATTCGGACGGCAGGGATGAGCTGCACACAGAAGCACAGGTCCACCACATACTGATAGTCGAGCCGGCGCAGTACACGAGCAAGGGGAATATGCAGACGGTAGGGATCGATGCGACGGCACAACTGGTAAGTTTCGTCGTCCACGCCGTCCAGTACGGCATTGTTGTCGAGATAGTTGATTTGGAACATAAACGTGAGTTGCTCGGAGATAGCCACAAGGTTGGCAATCTGCTCCTCGGAGCGAAACTTATGCTTATCCCAACCCATAACGTCGCACAGCCAGTTAATGCGTACCTCGCCGGCAGAGAGTTTACCAGCGGACATACGAAGCAAGTCGGCCACAAGGTGAATGTACTGGCGGTCGGTCATACCGTCCCAACGGTTAGGGATGCGGTGTATTTCCCCTTTATAGACGAGTTCAAGATCCTTTGTCATGGCAGCATAATGATTTTGTCATCAGGGCGGTTATACGCAGAATTAGAGCAGAAGTCCACCGATGCGTCCGTTGCGAGCAAGGTATCGGCATTGGCGATGAGTTCCTCGGCTTCGAGGTCAAGACGGTCGGCGAGGTCGAGGGCTGCATCATGTTCGTCCTTGCCCGAGCGTGAGGCGTGGCTGTCATCAAAGAGGTTGCGGATAGTTGGGGGGAACTCTAAGATGTCAAATCGGCGGAGCGACTTGGCAACGGTCTTCTTGACCAGCGCAAGGGTCAATATCGGGGCAATGCGCTCACGGTTGTCATCAGTGAGGCGGTCGTAGTATGCCGACAGTCGCTCGTCGATGGTTTCTTTCTGCAGAGGAAGAATGCGGAAGAAAAAGAAGTAAGACAGGTCTATCGGATAGATAGAGTCGAACTCATCTGCAGTTCTGATCTTGCAGACATCAATAATCTTGTAGTACCGAGACTTTCGCCATAAGGCTGCTGGAGAACTGGTATCCTCACTATTGACTTCTGCCGACATAAGCTGCTGGATAATGGTATCCATCGCATTGTAGTAGTTGTCCATATAGGAACGCTTCATTCCCTCTATCTCGTACTTATAGACATCCACGTGGTTCTTGCGCCGATTGATACTGTCGAAAATCAGCTGCGATGCCATTGTCATATTGGCTATGGCAGAGCGCAGGGATTCTATCAGCGAATCGTCAGGGTTGCCAATAATAGCATTAAATACTTCGGCTGTGATAATGGTTTCCACACGCTTTCGGGCGGTTATGCCTGATGAAAGGAGGTCGTTCAAGTCCATGTTCGTTTCGACACCAGGAGCATACTTACTGAAGGTGCCGAAATCTTTGAAAATATCTACTAAAACATTCTTCATGATTGTTGCTGATTTAGTCTGTCCTTGGGTGCTACATCTTCCTGTCGCTGGGGAACTTCACGATAGAAGCCTATGCGATAGCCCTGTTGCCAAAGGTTGGGGAAGTTGAGTCGGAGCGCATAATTGAATGGCTCGCAGCATATCTCGTCCTCGGGGGTTAGCGACATTATATATATAAGGTAGTTATAGTAAGAGTCCGATCCCGACTTACTGATGACACCGTCTTTATCCACGGCAGTAATAGAGGCATCCAGTCCGACACTTGAAAGCAAGGCTTGTTCGGTGCGTTTGTCGTAAGCTATCAAAGCCTCGATATATTCCTTGTATTTAAGGTCGATAGTCTCTATCTTCCATTGCTGCTCGTTACCTGATGAGTCCATAAACGAGATAGAGGAATAAGCCTTTCCCTGATTGTCAGAACCGCTCAAGTAGTCGCCTATCTTACGCAGCTCCAATCGCATATACTCCACAAGCAGCGACTCCCTGTATTCCGTGCCGATACCAATACCGTTGTATTTTACCAACTCCTGCTTCTTCGATTTACGGATTTTGTTCTCCTCGCACAACTTCATCAACTGATTGCGCTTGCTCGATACCCACGCATTTGGGATAATGATGTGTATCTTGGCAGCGAGCGAGTTGCGCAGGAAGGAGTTAATGTAGGTAGCGGTCTTGTTGCTACCCTGGATATAGGGGCGTGCGCCTTGGTGGGTTTCGTTCACACCGTAGAACTCATCGACCGATTTCTCCCGATGGTGGGAAATGGCAGCGTACTGGTAGTTGTCTACTTCTGACAAATTGAACTTAGGATATATCTTGTAGCTACTTGCGCCATAGGTCCACCTGCCCACCGCTATATGGCGGAAGTCGTTGTAGTTCATCATCTCGTAGGCTACATCCTGCCGTGTGGTGGCAAGACGGCAGTGCTTGTTCTCCATAGCTTCAAGGCCTGCCACCGGCTGCATACCCAGTCGCTTCCCACGAGCGAAACGCCATTTCACAAAGAAGTCGCCAAAATAGTAGAAGTTCTTGATGCAGGTCTTGGCGAAAGCCTGTGCCGATGTTTCCATCCCACGCTCACACCACGTATTGAGCCACTCGTCCCACCGGGGCAGCGCAAGGTACTCACGCTTCATCTTGCCACCCTCTATCGTCTGCATATAGGCACATGGACCATGACCGTAGAGCATCTTAATCTCCTTGCTGTATAAGCGTGGCAGCAGACGGTTCTCCTTGATCTCCGCCGTTACTTCGTCGCAGAGTGCGTTGTTCACGCCACGCATACATACTTGATACCCATTGACACTGAGCCACTGGTGTTCGTGCATGACTAACTGTCTGCCCTGCGGTACGAGCAGACCAGGCGTTCCAAACACCTGCTTGCCCTCGCCTATCTGAAAGGATAGTACGTTGCCGTCCATGATATATGTACCGGCATTGCCGTATAGTTCTATACTGTCTGTCATAACCAATTTATCTTGTGTAGTTTATATCCATCCTGTGGGAAGCCCATATACCTGATTAGTATGCGGTAGCACATCTTAGGTTCTCCATGCTCGTCCTCAAACAGAAAGTAGTTCTCCGAGTCCACTGCGAACCTATCCTGTGGTAGCTGGGTGCGGTACTTGCAATGTGGTTTCACAATGAGCTTATCCCCAGCCACGCCCTGCGACCTCGAATAGGGGAAGAAGCACAGCGTGAAGTCGCCACTGGGGAGCTTGCTAATCTCCCTTGCCCATCGCATCGCATTGATGCCGTCCATTTCGATTGCCTTCTTCATCACTTGCGAAATTACGCAAATCCCCTATTGGGGCAAAGGACGGCAGATGGGGGGCTGGCGTCATATTTCCGTGCTTTTGAGAGGTTGCACCTCAATATCCAAAATCAGCGGTGCGTGCTGATAAACGCCGTTTGTTTATTTTCGTTTTTGATTTTCTGAGTGCAAACCGTTGATTTTCAACAAAGTAACTTTTTGACCTATGTAAATAGCCCTCGTTATTGCCTATTTTTGCCAACTTTTTATGTTGCTTTTGCTACATTATTGGGGCTTAAATGGCTATGTTTTCGGGCAAATCATCGGGATAACTGCTTAATTCCTTCTTGATAAGGTCGGAATAAAGGCCATAAAGCAGGTAAATCATTGCACTTGGGAGCTGCGTCGTTAGCCCTGGTCGCCGTTTCAGTTCCTCCTTCTTCTCCGAGGCTTTGTCAAGCTCAATTTTGCCGTTGGTTTTCTTGAGCGGACTGATAAGGATAGCACTGCAAAGGTTAGGACACTCGTTCTCATCGATGCGCACCTTTGGAAGTAAGGGAAGTTTCTCGCCAAAGAGCAACTGGCATAGGCGGAACTGCTGCCAGTGGTAGATAGTGGGCGCACCGTCGTTGTAAAGAATTACAGAAAAGCCGTAACTTTCCAAGGCTGCCTTCATCGTAAGCGAGTCGGTGGTTATCTGCTCCAGTTCCTCACGTGTCTTGTTGCCTGCACGGTCGGGGTAGAGGTGGATAACCTTGTTCACGGCATCCGTGCCGAAGAACGAGTACACCTGCTGCGCAAGTTGCTGCTGGTCGTCGGGAATGTATGCCCAAAACTCCTTGATGATGTCAAAACGGTTACCATAGTCTTTCTTCTGTCCCACGATGAGCGACTGGAAATTACCAGGGTCGTAGCCTATGTAGAGTGGTTCTCGCTTATCGTAGTGGCGCAGGTAACGTGCCGTGAGCAGGAACTGGTCTTTGAGGTCGAACTTTAATATCTGGTCGTAGATATAGCTATCTTTGAACTGATGTCGCTCGTGGTCGTAGGTAGTGAAGAACTTATTGGTTACTTCCTTGTGCCGAATGGCGCAGATAGCCGTAAGGAACTCGTCCATATCGAGGGTGTCGAGCTGTGTCTTGAAGAACTTGGGACCGAGAATATCCTTATTGCAGAACGACGACGCACGGATATAGTAGATGGCGTTACGGCGCATATCGGCAAGGCGAGGCTTCCAGCGTGCCACAAAGGCATTGAGCCGCTCGTTCTCCAAGCGTATCTTCTCCATAACGACGGGGTTCTTGGTGTTTCGCAGCTCCTGCTGGAGGGTGAACTGCTTGTAGAGCGACTGGTTGATGGAGAGCGACACCGAGGCTATCTCCTCGATGAGCTGGCGGTCCATCTTGTTCTCGTATTCCTCGAACCAATCGTCCTCACCCAAATCGACACGGGCAGTATCGCTCACACCTGTAACACCTTCGTAGTATGCCGACCGTCTTATCTCTGCCGAACCACCACGGAGCGAAGGGAACAGGCGCGACTTCAGCTTCTCGCCGCTGTTGTGCTTCATCTCCTCCACGAAGGCGTGTACGGCATTACGACCTGCCACACTCTCGGGCTGGTCGGAAGACACAAGCTGCAGGTGCGCTCCGTTGCGGAAGATAACCGAGTGCTTGGCGTAGGCTATGGGGTAACGCGGACGGCGGAAGTGTGATGGCAGCTTTGCCTCGCCCACCACATAGTCGATGCCATACTCCAGCATCGCACGCTGCTTGCCGTTCACCATGACGGGGCGAGAGAACGAAGCCTGAATGTTCGGCCATACGTTCGTCATCAAGGCAACGTAGGTCTTGTGTACTAAGAATGACAACTCGCCCGGCATATCGTTCGCCACACGGATAAGCCGTGGCACTATCACTCCCTCCGTCTTACCCGTGGCACGCGCCCACTCGGCATAGAGCATATTGGGGTCGATGATGTTCGCCAGCAGCTGCACATGGTTCATATAATAATGCTCGAAGTCGAGCGTACTCTGTTCTGTTTGTTGTAGTTCAGTCATTGGGCAGTTCCTCCACGATTTCGGCATCCTGAATGTCAGCATCACGCAGCAGACGCTTCTTCTCCTTACTCTCGATAGGCAGACCATCGATGAGGGTGAGATAGAAGCCGTCGTTGTGTTTCTTGGCAATCTCCTTGAGGTTCTTCTTCGAGAAACCAAGTTCCTCTGGGGTAAGTTCTGGTGTAATAAAGAAATTGACTGCCAAGTTCCTGTCTGCTTCAGCAATCTCTGAAGACCTACGACGGCACTCCAAGGCAGCGTCATAGCATGACTTCATACCCTTGTAGTCGCGATTAAGAGCGCAGAGTTTAGCAAGATCCTCATACTTGTTGGCAAAGTTGCTTTCCCAAACTTTAATGGGGACATTACAATCCACCTGAAAGTAGTTGATAGCCTGATAGATTCTCGCCATACAGGTGCGTTCCTCTATCTTTAGCCGTTGCTCTGCATTGATACGGAGCTTCAGCTTTTTGGCAGCTCTTGTAATGTTACGCTCATGCTCGAATATCTCCGCAGACCATTGTAGTTGCTGTAAGAATAGCTTGACATCCTGTGGAATACCCTCGCAGTCCCCATTCGTCAAGAATGCGGAGATAAGGTCAGGGTGTATGGAGTCTAATTTCTCTATTTCACTTTTCATATTCCAAAGAGTTTCATACGCAGGTCTTTCTCGGCACGCTCATTCTTGCGTTCCTCAAGCAAAGTAATAGAATCATTATCCCCTTTCTCTGCTTTTTTAGCAAGCTCTGCGTCAATATTATATTCACCAAGCGCAAGCCCTTGCTGATAGGCTTCGCAATACACATCCCCAGGAATAGTTATGCGGTACAACAAGGTTATACGTTTGGCTTTTCTTAGACCGAGTAACTGACAGATACGTTCGGGAGTATAATTTAATGCTCCGAACGTTCTGACTTGATTGATATACTCATCTGAGAGAATTTCATTCTGTGCTAATTCCGACATAGAATTATCTTTTTGGTGTCATCCTCTGATAAGACATTGCCGTCCCTCTCCAATAGAACTGGCTGTTGGGGAAACATTGCCATGTATCTTCGTACAGTGGCAGACACGTATTTAGGGTCTATTTCCATTCCGTAGCCGATGCGGTCGGTCTGTTGGCACGCCATAATAGTAGAACCTGAACCAGAGAACACATCAACAACAATATCGCCGTTCTTGGTGCTGTTGGTAATAGGATATGCCATTAGGGCGATAGGCTTCATCGTGGGATGAATTCTATTGGCTTTTGGCTTATCGAAATTCCAAATGGTTGTCTGCTTCCTGTCTGAGTTCCAAAAGTGGGCTGCGCCGGGCTTCCAACCGTATAGGCATGGTTCGTGCTGCCATTGGTAGTCCTGACGTCCCATTACAAGGGAGTCCTTGACCCAAATGCAGCATTGTGCTATCTTGAATCCAGCTTCCCGAATGGCTCTGCGGAAGTTCTCTCCTTCAGAGTCTGCGTGGAAAACATAGAAGGAACCTCCAGCTTTAACAATGGAAAACATCACGTTGAATACAGACTGCAAGAAGCGGAGAAACAAATCATTCTCCATAGAGTCGTTCTGAATGGTTAGTTTATTGTCTCCTCCACCTTCATAATTGACATTATAAGGAGGGTCTGTGAGAATCATATCGGCAACTCGACCATTCATAAGTGTAGCAATATCCTTCTTCGAGCGACAATCCCCACACATCAACCTGTTGTTACCGAGTCTGAATACATCGCCTGGGCGAGCAAAGACATCACTATCCTCTTGTGGAAGGGTATCAACGGCATCTTCTTGTATCTCTGCTGTATCATTCTCTGTGGCAAACAACTTATCTGTTCCGACAGAGAAATCGTTTTGCTTAACTTCATAGCCAAGATTGAATTTGGCAAGATCATCACCGCTAATATTATATTTTGTGAATAAAAGGGTATCGGGATTTTTCTGCGCAAACTCTGAGTTATATGCAGCAATTTCCTCTACAGCTTCTTTCTTGTTAGAAGCCTGTATTTCCTCATAGGGAATCTCGGGAATCTTGAATCCATAGGAGCGAAGTCCAAGGAGAGCCTTTCTTCTTTGGTGCGCATCGATAATCCACAGTTTGCCATCAGGATCTTTCCACACTTTGAATGAATACTTGAAGCCACGAGTAATGATGAGCATCTGTAACTTCGATAATTTGTCTGCATCAGGCTTTTTGAAATCTTCCTGAAGTTCGATAAAAGAGTCCAGCGGGGCAGTTGGAAGACCACCCAAATTAAAAACTTTTATACTATTTTCCATTGTCATTATTTATTTTGTTGTTCAAGAACCATTTTGAAAAGTCGCTCCCTTTCCTGGTGACGTTCGAGGTTCTTACGGTCGGCAGTGCGTTTATCCTTTCTGTCGCTGCGCTTGAGATAGGAGCGATAACGCTTGATATTGTCGAGGACATTCTTATGCTGACGGAGGAACTCGGCAGGGTCGGAGCGGAGCAACTTGATGAGCTGGGCAATCTCTGAGCGTCCGAAGAGTATGGGGTGCTTACAGAGAAACTTGCCAGTATCATTGAACGATTGCAGCTCGGCGAAAGCCTGATTGTTTCTGATCCTTAGCTCTGCCATATCAGCTACGGCTTGGGCTGTGGGATTCTTATCAAGCACTTCGTCGAGCTGCTTCATCTTTCGCCAGGTGTTGATGCGGTCGTTATAGATAACAGTTGCCATCTGCACGTCCGCATCGAGAAGATTAGTCCAGTCTACTTTTGGGTACTCTTCTTCTTTGGTGAGGTACTTTTTTTTTCAGTTGCTGGCTGCTCAGCTTCTTCTGCTGCTTCTGTGGTTGCTTCCTCTTTGGGTTGTTCCACTTCCTCAGCTTCAGGTGCAGGAGTTTCTTCAGGAACTGTTACCTGCTCTGCTTCCTCGGTCGTTTCTGTGGGAGTCTCCTCTTTGGGTTGTTCCACTTCCTCAGCTTCAGGTGCAGGAGTTTCTTCAGGAACTGTTACCTGCTCTGCTTCCTCGGTCGTTTCTGTGGGAGTCTCCTCTTTGGGTTGTTCCACTTCCTCGGCTTCAGGTGCAGGAGTTTCGTCGGTAGGCTTCTCATCAGCAGGATTATCGTCATCCTTTGGGGTTTCGTCCTCTTGCTTCTCGCCTTCGACAACTGGCGTCTCATTCTTCTTCTCATCTTCAGGATTCTTTTCGCCATCAGGGTTAGGGTTCTCATTGCCATCAGGGATATTGTCTGTTTCTTCCTCGGCTTCCTGTGCTGCAAGGAATTCACGGCGATTGCGAACAATCTCGTCGTGTGTAACAACATCCAGCAAATCGAACAGAATGTCCTCGGCGTTCTTGCTTGGGGCAAGACCGTAGCGAATGAGATTGCTGTTGCCTGGAGACTTCTCTCTCAAGAGCGCAAGGTCGGCCTCGGCAGCCGATGGGCTTGACAACTGGCGAAAATGGTTGAGTTTCTCTTTTACACTATACATAATTAAAGGAGTTAAAGGAGTTAGAGAAGTTACCCTCTCTAACCCCTAAAGATTATACTTCGGTACGAGATACCTCGATTAAGGTCGTTGTATCAAGGATGCGGAGTGTAAGGGTGGCCCCTTCCTTCGCCGTCCATGTAGCACCATTCTCTAATACGAAGGTAGTGCCGTCGGTAACGGTAGCTGGCTTATCAGTTCCTGCGCCAACAAGGGTAATGTAGCGACCCTTATCGGTGGCAGTAAGACCTGAAACAGTGGCGATAACCGCTGCCGAGCCTGTGCCGTTGGCAATCTTATAGATGTTGGAAGATGCAGTGATGGCAATCTCGGTAGCACCAGCCGACACCTCCGTCGATGCGTTCATAGCAGGGTTGCCTGTGTAGATCAGCGGTAAGTCTACTGAAGAACGCTTGAAGGTAAAGGTGGTGTAACGGCCGTCCTTATCGTCCTTGGTCTCTGTGTTCGAGAGGATGATAGGGCGTTCCAACTCTCCGATGATATACCATTCCTTCGACTTGATGTGCTTGAAGAAGATAATAAACTTGCCACCACCATACTCCTCGATGAAGTTGTAGAGCGGAACTCGTGCGCCACCCATGATGATAACAAACTGGTTCTCGCCCGTGGTGGTGATGTCGCCCTTCTCGGTTGTTCCTGTGAATGTAGGAATGTCGTGAGCCTCGAAGTAATGCGGTATCTCTCCCTTCTTCAAAGGAATTGGTGCAACTTCACGCTGTGCGTTGGGCTGTGGGAACTCCTTGGTGCGGTCGATCTGGTCGATGGCAACGAGGTAGACAATATAGGATATGTCGCTGCCGTGGGTATCACGGTCGGACACATCGTCGATATGTCCGAGCATGGCCATAGACGCAAGAGAGAGTCCTGAACCTGCTGCTGCACCAAACGAATGGTCAATCAATGCACCCAGCAACAAAACCACTCCAAAGACTGCAAACGTAACCATGAACATATTGCGAGCCTGACGGTTGGCGTAATTAAATCCCTTCAAGGGATTGTACGCACGGTGGCGTTTTTGAATTTTATTTCTAATCATTGTTCTTTTTGTTTTGCAGGGAGCAGCCCTAAAGCTGGCTCCCTGCGTTCAACTATCATTTAACTAACAACTAAAAAATGGCCGAGGTTTATCGTCCGCCCGGAACATTAGGCTGCAACTCCTTGTTGATGGTGCGCTTGCCACCTACGCAACGCTCCAGCTCACGGAAGTTGCCATCGTTGCCGATGATAACCATAATGTAGTCGCCTACCTTCGAAGCCGTGAAGGCATCCGAGATATTGGCAAACTTACCAGACTTAGCAATTTTTGGAAGATGCTCCTTCACGCCAGCCTCGATGCAGTAGGCCACACCATTCTTGGCATTGACGATGTCGGTAATGGTATCGGCGGTGGTGGTTGCACCTGTAACCTGCCAAAAACCATCATTGCCGTCCACCTTATCCTTGATGGTTGCAGCGAAGAGGTTGATGAAAATCTGCTGCCATTCGTAGGCGTTCTTATCCATAGCATCACGGCTATCGAAGCGACGACCTGTGAATGAAGCCGAACAGCCTTCCTTCCAAGTACTCCAAGCGCGCACCTGCTCCATCTGCTCCTGCATCTTCATGGCGAGCATCTCTCCAGGAATGTACTCCAAGAACTGGAGGTTACCGGGCTGATGCAACATCATGAATGGGAGTTGGCCGAGGTAAGGCAACCAAATGATATGCGTGGTGGTGTCAGGCACTACGTTGAGCGCACCCATCGGACCCGTGAAGTCGGTATCCTTACCATAGGTAGTGCGGACATTCTTAATCCACCAGCCCTGATGGTTCTTGTTGAGGTAGATAACGTGCTGGTCGATATCCATATCCTCGGTAACGGTGCTGCGGACATCGGCAAGGAACTCCTGAACGGCAGCCAACATCGTTGCCTGTGTGTAGCTGCGGTAGTCCTCGTCCACGTGTGGCTTGATGTCGTACTGATGCACGTAGCGCAACAAGGTATAGAGGATACCTGTACCAGCGTTGAGATAAGAACCAGCCACACCAGCCTCTGGCTTCACGTAGATACCACGCATACGGCGTTTGTTCTGCTCCACCTGCGCAGTGGTGAGGGTGTTGAGCAACTGATACTCAATCATTGTCCACTTGATAGGGTCGGAGCCTTCCTTATTGAGATAGCCGATGTACTTGCGTTCCAATTCCTTCATTGGTCCCCATTCCATCTTGATCATGGCATCATCAACGTAACCCATGTGGTTCTCGATCTTCATGCCGCCCTTGAATACTTCACCGGTCTGATAAGCCTGTGAAACCTCGTCAAAGAAGGCGTTGAAGACAAGACCTCTATCCTGATAGCCGTAGGCCACTGGGAAGTACTGGGTCATATCACGGAGCTGGAGCACACGAGCGATGAGTGCGTCCTGACGAAGAACTATGAACTGGTCGCCGACACCAGCCTTATCCACACCCTCATAGTTGGTGGCATACTTACCAGCAGCCAATGCAGGAGCGTCGAGCAACTTATTCTCCTGAAGATACTGATAACGAGCCTTGAGCGACTTGGCAAAGCCATAGGCAGCTTTGTAGAAGGCAACACCGTCTACCTGTTCGTCTACTTCAGGCAAGGCTGCGGCAGCACGAGGATTGGCGGCAATCTTATTCCAGCGATCCTGCATCGAGAACATTGGGTGTTCCACACCGAAGAGATACTTTGGCGTGTTGCCAAAACCATTGATACTAACAGGAGAAACCGTAATGGTCTGTGCAGGTTTGTCCTCTTCAGGTTTCTTCGCAAGAGCTTTGAAATCGGAACGCATACCATTGAGCGACTCAAGGATACCTTCAAGAGTGGCATTGTTTTGTGGCTGCTCACCTTCAGGAGCCTCGCCTTCATTAGACGCAGGATCCACTCCCTTGATAACAGACTGAATGGTGTTGAGCATCTGCTGGAACTCGGCAGCCTGCTTTGCGGTCTGCTTGGCTGCCTGTTCCGCAGCAAGGTCATCATTCAGAGTGGTCTGATACTTCTTCTGGTATTCAGCCACAATAGAATTGAACTCCTCTTGAGAAAGAGTCTTGTCCTCGAACTTCTTGCCGAGCTGCAAGAGGTCAAGAACGCTTTTCAACTTTTCTTTGAAATTCATAATAAACTAAAAACTAAAGAATTAAATATTGTATATGGCAGTCTTCAATTTGTTGGCGTTGGAATACTCGCTTCCCATTGTCATTGCTTCGGCCACGGCTTCAACCATAGTTTTGCTACCATCGGCAAGCCCTATCTCCACGGCCTGTGGTGTGTAGAAAGTCTCGCCACGAAGCACAGGGGCATCGTCGGGCAGCTCTGCCAGCAACTTACGCTGTCCCCTTACCTCTGCGAGGAACTGGGCATTGAGAGGGTTGAGAATATTCTGAACGAAGGCTTCATCCTTTCCGTGACGGAGGTCATCGAAGGTCTTATTCTTGAGGTCGGAGTTGGTAGCCTTGGCTTCTACTTTCTTGATACCGAGTTTGGCAAAGTACTCCTCGAAGTCATAGAAGCTACACATCGTGCCTATGCAACCTGCGTAATCGTTCTCCGTCAGCGCATAGATACGGTTACCATGACAACCAATGTAGTATCCTGCCGAACAGCACATCTTCTCATAGAAGGTAAGGATTGGCTTTTGACAGTTGCGGAGCGTTTCGCTCAGGCGGTCAAGATACCACGCCTCGCCACCAGGCGAGTTGATGTGGAGGAAGTGACAAGAAATCTGCGGGTTGGCTTCAGCTGCGATGAGGTCGGCTTCGAGTTGCTTGGAAGAAAACCACCAATAACTCTCTGCCATCACTGTGCCGAACACACGGTGGTAGGCAATAGAGTTATCGGGGAGCTGCTCATCGTCGAACTCATCGGTAAGCGTTACAGCAGACCCCTCTTCCTGTGCAAGCACCTTGATGAGTTCCTGAAGGGCAGTATGGGTTTCAAACTGATACCAAGTGTGGTTTTTCAAATAGGTCTCTATCTCGGCTTTAGAAAAGCCAAGTGCAGACTTCGGGTCTGCCTTATCGTCAATTTTCCCATGCAGAGGAAAAACGGAGATCATGGCTTGACGGAAGCCATCTACCGTTATCCATAGTGGCTTACCTGATACAAGTAGGTTCTGTAATTCGTTCATCAACTTATTTTTGATGCGAATTTACCATATAATAAGGTGTAGGCAAAAGACCTACAAAAGAGGGTCTGTAAGCATTTTGCACTTTATAACGAGGTTGGCAGAGGTGAGATTAGAGGAAATCTGAACTCGTGCAGGAATATCGGAAGTGCCTATAAGATGAGTTTTCCTATCTGATGTCTTGATTGTAACAATGGCACTTCGTTCAACAGAGAATACCCTGCGAACCTCCTCGTCGGGGAGGTCTATCACTAAGGTCTTATCACAGTTCCAGTAATTACCGGCATCATTGTCAGTAAGTTGTGGTATATAGGAGAAAGTGTCTGCGACAAAATCATACACATTTTTCTTTCCGTGTTTATCCGGATTAACAAGACGCACTTGAACGGCATTTAAGAACTCTAACATAGTCTGCGATATTTGAATGACAAAAACAATAGTTCGGTCTGTATTAAAAAACTTTAATTGGATGCAACTTTTTGGTACTTGCGCACCTTCTTAGGTCTGAGGCGGTTTCGGAAACGATAATAATTCTTCAAGAGCGCATCTGAGGAGATAGACTTCAGCTGATAGGTGTGAATGAAATCGTAGATGACATCAAGGTTCCTACGCTGCCTACCGAACTCCTCGTTCTCCAACAGAACACGGTGCAGTTCAAAATTGAACATTCGTCGTATCTGCGTCTCTATCTCCTTAGCTGCGGCCACGGAGAGGTAGTTGTAATAAGCAGGGTCTTTCCAAGGGCTGCATACTGTTCCTGCCTTTCGGAGTGGTAGATGAATGCGGAGGTTGCCGTCTACGACATTGGGCTGGTTGGTGCGCTGCTTGGTCATATGCTCCCAAACGCAGAAGTATAAGTCTGTGCTACATGGTATCTTGATACCACCAGTGGTCGCATCCTTCCCATATTTTGCAGAGATGTATTCTGCGAGGTACTGTTCTATCCGAATAGACACCACACGTTTTTGAACCCATTTTTTTCTCTCCATACTCGTTTTTAGTTTTTTATCTTCCTATCGTCCTACAATCCTACAAATTAAAAATTAATAATGCAAAGATACTGATAATCAGTGTAATAATAAAATTTTATCACTCTTTTGTTTGTCTATATCACTCAAAAATATCGTCCTACAAACCTACAAAAAGGCATATTTTGTAGGAAGAGAAAACCGTAATCGAGAAAAGCACTAAAAAACCTATTTCCTACAACGTCCTACAAACCTACAAACTTTATCAATTCAACCTACATACTAATAATAATACATAACTATTTGATTTATAAAGACATATGTAAGATTATGGGTTTGAAAATAATTTGATTTGTAGGATTGTAGGATTGTAGGACGGTATTTTTCTGAAAATTATTTTTCAAAACTCGTGTTTTCCTTGTTTTCTTGAAATTTTAGGGGGTACGGGGGAATTTGCGCTGATTTCGTGAGGTGTAGAAATGAAATAAGCCGTACCTATTCATCCGAACTGGCACGGCTCAATTGAGGAAAATTATAGCCTATTTTGGGCTGGAAATAATATGGTTTTTCTTTGGTAATATCGGCTTTTTTTAGTACCTTTACATAGTTAAATTGGGGGATTACATACTTGTTTAGTATATTTTATCAACCTCGTTTTAATATGTTAGAATGGTCTATCATCACCGTCTGAAGGAGGGAAAGGGAGGTCTTGTGTGGTTGTTGTATGTGCATTTGTCCGCACATTCTCTTCTTTCTTTACTTCGGGTTCAGGTTCGGGCGCAAATGTACGCCTGAAATCAATATTATATAATTCTCTGAACTTGTCATAGTCAATGATGATGGCACTTGTAGATGTACTCTTCGGCTTCATCACCTTAACCATTGTCTCCTGATCATCAGCCCTTGCTATCTCAATGCTCTCCTCCCATGTGAATCTACGTGAGGGAACAGTGCCGATGTATGAGGGGTGGCTGCGTAGGTTCTGCTCAATGGTAGACAGCGTGCTGCCCTCACTATTATATCCGCTGCGGTCGAAGATGCTGAATACCGAACTGAGACGGATGAACATGATGTTCGTGTCAGGCTCGAACGTGAATGTATGCTGGTCGCCTCGGGAATCCTTGCCAGTAACCTTCTTTGGCTGCTCGATGAGGAACTCACGACCCTCGATGACCTGCTTCGTGTCAATCATATTGTTGACAGCCGTGAAGAACATTGCCAATTTATCTGTGCTACGGATGAGAGAGAGCTGGAATCTGATTTTTTCTTGCGCAATCTTGAAGAACTCTGCGTATGTAAACGGAAGCTGAAGGCTGGAATATTGCTCTATCAACTTTACCGTGCCGAGAAATAGCGAAGCAGTCTTCATCAATCGGTCCATTTCTCCAGAGTTGATAATATCTTGCTTCAACTCATTGTATGCCTCCTGTTTGAGGTGGCGAAAGTGGTCCATAAACATTGGGCGAAGCTCCAATATCTGAAGCAGCACGTTTGAAAGTCCCACCTTGTTTGGGTCTTCTATCGTTTTCAATTCCTCAAAGATACGAACCTCCTCCGGTGTTCTGTTGCGAGGCTTGGGTACTTCGCATACGATAACACGGCTCATTAAGGCATTGTCATCACGCTGTGGGGTCTCCTGTCCGCAGATAACAACGGGAGCAAAGACTTTGTCGTTTTCTATTTCCCTTCCTGATGTACCCTTACGCTTCTGCTTTCCATCACCGTCATATACGATACCTTTCAATGCCTGGAACTTATTATCGCTGATGTCCTTGTTATTGTATTCGTCAAGCACTACCGGGACATCCTTAAACATACCCATAATGGTGGCCATGGCAGCGTCGGTACCTGTATTCAGGTTGAAGATGGGAATATTGGGGGAAATGAAGAGAGACCGAATGGATATGGCAATCTGTGTCTTACCTGAAGACATCGGACCCATAAAGAACGGGGCTGTGAACAATCGGTCGATGCAGTGGATGTTGCTTCGAAAGGCGCACATAATGGCGAAGATAAGTGCCCACTTGCCATTGTCGTTGATTTTATAGACCTGGTCCATCAACGATGCCCACTTCTCGAAGGTTACCCTTTTCTCCGCAGGAACTTCCTTATATACCAGTTGGCTGATAAGCTCGTACTTATCCGATTGCTTTCCACTGCCGGCATATATCGTTGAGAATGCCGGCAGATAGTAGTTGTTCTTGTTGTGTGTGACAACTCCCAGTTCATTGACTGGCTCAAACTGCCATTTCCCCTCTACGTTGTGGAATATACCGTTGGCGAATGCGAAGAATTGTTCGTCTGCCTTACGGCTCATACCCTCGCTCTGCTGATTGCCGTATGTCTTGACCTCTGAACACATCACGAAATGTCGGCTCATATAGGTCTTGATGGCTTTCCATTGCCATTCCTCGCCATTGAAGTTCACAGCTTCGTAATTGATAAGCACTTCCTCTATCGATGACATCTTCAGCATTGCCTTGGAAGGTATCTCTATGTAAATGGGGGTGTCATAAAAGCGGCGGTTGATACGAAGCACACGCTTGTTTTGCTCGAAGTCATCAGAGAAGATGTGAAGCAGCGGAGTCATAAAGAAGTCGGCTACCTGCGTCATGCCGTTGCCGTTCTTGTTCCGAAACATATAGCAAACAGGCTCGCTCTTCTTGTTCAGACGAGGATAATAGCCACACTCCTTCCACATCTTTCGGTAATCCTCATTCTCCATCACATAGTCAGGAGGCTCGTTTACATCGAACTCCTCATCGTCAAGGTTATCCGCTTGCAGACTCACCTTCATCGCAGCCTTACGCTTGGAAACGAAAGGTTTTCTCAGTTCATCAAACTGTCCCTTGGTGAGTTTAAGGCTTGAACAGTAGTGATTGCGGTTTACCGTGATTACCGTATCCTCGGCATAAGATGTGAGTTCAATACACCGAGAGACGAGGGGGACTTTATCTCCTTGGAAAGTTTCTAAGAACCTGCCATGCAGCCCGATGTAATAATCAACGAACGAACCAGTGGAGTCGTTGTAGGTCATCTGAATGTTGATGCCTGAACGAAACATCTCGGCAAGCGTGCTTAAATAGTCGCTCTCCTCGCCGTCTGCGTTAATGCTACAGCCAGTCTCTGACGATGCGAAATAGCAATAGACACGGCGTAGCTCCTGAATATCGTTGCTGGATGGGCGACCAGCTACATAGACGATAGGTTCTTCGCCATAACCGTCAAGAAATTCCTGCATAACCGAGGTAAGAATACCAGGGCGGTCGCTTTCAATGTTCTCCTTGAGCGCATCAATACCGAAGATACCCGACTGTGTCTTTGTTTGGGGCAATGCTTCCTTTACCTTGGCACGTAGCCCTCTGACCTTATCGTCAATGATGCCGATCTTGCTCTTGAAATCGACTGCAATGGACTTGATATACTCCAATCTCAGAGCTGCGTCCTGAACGCAAGCAACAAGCGAACATATCGTATTCAGGCAGTCGGCAATAACTGTCTCGTCCTTGCAGCCGTGAGGTATCATCATTCTTTTGAGAGCCTTTGGGAAAGGTTCTGTCAGTTCCTTGAACTTTTCTTGCGTCGCCTCTCCATTAGCTTTGGCAAATTCGTCGGGGTCTGTTCCTTTCGGGAGACGAATACATTTGACCTTTGCCCCGGCTTTCAATAGCAGCTCACAATTCTTCAGAGAAGCCTTGACACCTGCTGCGTCTGCGTCATAGACCATGACGATAGAGTCCGTGAAGCGAAGAAGTAGCTTTATCTGGTCATCTGTAAATGCAGTTCCACTTCCACCGATTACGTGCTCCACACCAACCTTATGAAGGGACATAACATCGAACTGCCCTTCTACAAGATAAGCGTAGCCTTTTTTGCCGATGGCCTTTCTTGCCTGGTAAAGACCAAAAATGTGCTTACCTTTTGTAAAGAGGGGTGTTTCCCCTGTGTTCACGTACTTACCAACACCCTCCCTTGGTGTAATGATACGTCCTGAAAAACCGATAATATGTCCCTGCATATCATAGAAAGGGAACATTACACGGTCTCTGAATCGGTCGTAGAACCTACCTTCAGTAGAACCGACAACATCGACTTCCTTTAATCGGTCGAGTGAATACCCAGCTGTGGTAAGCGTGTTCATTGCGACATTGCCTACAGGGGCATATCCTACACCGAAGTCGGACAATGCTTTGTCATCTAATTTGTACCCACGGTTATTCAAAAAACTCTCGGCTTGAGATAGATTCTTTTGGAAGAACTTGGCTGCTGCCTCGATAGCAATCCGCTGTGCTTCCTTTTGCTTATACTTGGCTTCTTCTTCAGGACTCATTTCCTTCTGTGGGAACTCCAATCCAGCTAAGGTTGCGCACCATCGCAGAGCTTCGATGAAACTTAAATTAAGATGGTGTTGGACGAATGCGATAACATCACCGCTCGCTCCGCACACAAAGCAATGGTAAGTTTGCCTTGAAGGGCTTACCACCATAGACGGTGTATGATCATCATGGAACGGACAGACTCCTTTATAGTTCACACCAGCTTTATGCAAGTGTGTAAAGGACTCGATCACATTCACGATGTTCAAAGCCGATTTTACCTTTTCAATAAATAACTTATCTACCATATTATTTTTCCTCAAATAATTCTAACTGGCGTGATTCCATAGCCTCTTGGATTGTTAAGCCAAGGTACTCTGCCACTGCAGTGTACTCCTTGCCGGTGATTGGCTTTCTTCCATAGTACAAGTCCCACCAACGGCGTTGCCCGATACCAGTTTCCTTATAAAAAGCCCTTGTAGGCGTAAATTCTTCGGGATGCCTGAACTTCAGCTTCAGCATCTCCATCAATAAATTGCGTTTAACCAATGGGCCAGGAGTCATTCTCCTGCGCAGAACAAAAAGTCTGACGGACATCGGGCTGCGACCAAGGTAGGCAGCCATATCCTCAAACGAGACCTTGCCAAGGCTTTGCTGAATATAATCAGTCTCTTGTGCGGTCCACCGTTTATTCTTTCCATTACTTTTCATGCTTCATTATACTATTGAATTCCCTGTCAAATTTCCAAATTCGTAGCCGGTCAGCTTTGTCTACATGACCAAAATTGCACTGAACGTAGGCTTGTAATGCAGCGCGGAGCAGTTTAAGCTCTTTGTTCGTGAGTTCTTGTATGGAGTAATTTCCCCAACCATCTTTGTCAATGAACATTTTTTAGAAGATTTCTTAATGTTTTCGCGACTCCCTCTCGCCAATGTTTTCGCCAAGTAGGGGTGAATACTGGTTTTACTTTGAAATTACCACGAATACGGATTTCTTTTGCGCCAGCCTTTCTTTTGGACAGCTTCATAGTCTTTCGTATACTGATCATTGTTAATCGAATTTAAGGTCATACAATTTATTTCGATTAAGAGGATACCCTTTTACGCTTTCCCATACACCATCCTCGTTGGGTGCGATATACGCTTCTTTTTCTATACTGGTAGTGAAAGCGCGACCGTGTTCATCCCATACGATTCCTTTGCTGCCTTGGTGTGCAATGACTTGCCGGACATCTGAATGTCTCAATTTCATCTCATCGATAACGATACCTACATTCAATGCAGCAATAGCTGTTTCAAAGTCTTTTGTCTTCATAAGTTTGTTGTTTTAGTTTCACATTCTTTTTTAAGGGAGTATTGAACATACTTTTTCAGTTTAAGGCAATACAACCCATTGATGCAGTTGCGATGGAACTCGCAGCTTTGACACTCACTATGCATTGGGCCACAACTCCTTTTCTGGAATATTCAGATACTCTGAGATAACCTTTCTTTTCAAAGCATCAGGAACAAAGTCTCCTCGAAGCCATCTGTAGACCGTACTCTCGTTCACACGACACAGTTTTGTCAAATCCATAATCACCTCGTTCCTCTGATTTGGAAGCGATTTAATGTACTCTGTAAATTTCATTTCTAATCTTTTTTAATGTTTTCATTGCCACATCAATAATTTTAGTTATTTTCGTAGCGCAAAAATTCTTTCGTAGCGCAAAGTTGCAACTTTTATTTGATATAAACAAATAAATGGGTGATTATTTCTCCTATTTTTAATAATTGACAAAAAATGGCAGAAGGAACTATTACAGACAGAATCGTAAAGATTATGGAAAAAGAGGGGCATACGGTTAGTACGTTCGCTCGGAAGCTGGGAATATCCTGGACTTCCGCAAATAATATTGTATCAGGGCGAAATGCACCAAATTATGAAACGATAGTAAAGATAATCGAGAGTTTCGATAATATAGATGCTAACTGGCTGGTTATGGGACAGAAAGGAGCAAAAGGGACTGATGCAGAAAAGCTGTATTCTATTATATCCACCCAACAAAAAACCATTGAAAACCAGCAAAAAACGATTGACCGGCTTACGGCAAAACTTGTCGAAAACATACCTGAAGAGTCTGGTAAAAAAGTGGCAGATGCCGTATAATTAAGATGTATCCTGAAGGCTTCAAAGAGTGATTTTACGGTGTAATTATCAAAAAATACAAGTGAGAATATCACTCAAATGTTTGAAGCACAAAGTAGTATGAAACCGATACTGTCGGTGGAAAGTCGGCGATATATAGCTAATAATATTAAATTGCCCCATTGAATATCAGCAAGTTAAAGTTACACTTAATGCAACCGAAAGTCTGGTCATCCCGACAGAAAAAGGGAAGAAGCCATGTGGTTTCTTCCCTTTTTGGTTTTATTGGGCCTATTGGGCTAATTAGGCTAATGAGCCTAATTAGGCTTATAGGTTATTTTTCTCTTAGCTTTTCCCTGCAATCTTCAAGAATAGCCATCAACTCATCCATCTTTGTTGTACGCAACATGGCGATGCGTGTCTTCTTAAAATCAGGGATTCCTTTGAAGATTGGCGATGCAGCTAAGTGTCGACGTGTGTGCAAGATAC